GATTTAAGTTGAATGGCATAACCCGGTCGGCTGCCAGTAATTCCTGTAACTCAGATATCAAATTAGGATCAAGACTAGAGTCTTTAGAGATGGCTGCATTTAGCACAAGTAAATCTTTTATAACAGTTGCAGTTGCCGTCTCCTCCTTATTATGAAGGATTGCAAAAAGCACGTTCTCCTTTTCTCGCATTCCGCTAAGTGAACTTATGTTTTGCTTAATTATCTCCTCCCTTAGTGTAGCATTATCTTCGAATACTAATCTCAATGATTTTAATCTCCTAAAAGAAAAACCAAACTCCTTCTTCTTATCAAACGTTAGTTTCCAAATTACATATCGATTAGTATTTATGCAATTTGTTATTATAAATATCTCTTTCTGTTGATGTAACTTAGGATTAACAAAGAAGAGCTCTGAGTTATCTAGGAAGTAGTTTTGAGCTTCCATATAGTCGATCAACAGGCTTAAAAAAACAAAATTAGCATTCCTAAATATCTCTATAGTTTCTGAGGAAGTGTCTTCATATATCTTCTTTAGGTCTTCTCTTATCTTCTTAATTCTATCCTCCTTCCAGACCGGGTTCATCTTAAAATCAAAAAGATTTCCTTCAACTGCTAGTGTATTTAGGTTTAAGCTGTGAAATAGTACCTCATAAAAATAGGAAAGGTCCCCTTCTTCAAGGTCTTTTTTGTATTTTTGAGCAGCTGCGAGAAGTACATAACTAAAGTATTCAGAGTCCATAAATCTTGCTTTAATTAACCACAACGAATCTAATATTTCCTTTCTTCTAGTCATAATATATTGTTATTTATTTGTACTAATAATAAGTTATCAGTTTACCCCATCTTTCTAAAATAAATAAAATAAAGCAAACCTGGTGCAGACTACTGTAAAACTATTAATCGATTCTCAGAATAACTCTTTGACCTTTAGTAAGAATTTTAGGATCTTCTCTACTGATGAGCCTATCACAGGAATCGTTGAATTTACTGAGTTTATCGAGGACCTGATATATGGTTCGCCTAACATAATTGACCTAGCTAATCTGATTAGAAAGATAAGATATTCTAGGAATAAGCTAGACTGGTCACTATGGTATGCTGTTGCTCCTGGAAATATCGGAGACTCCGCCAATATGATACTGGATTCAACTGATCCTTTCTATTTTCAAGTAAGATACGAATACGACGATGGCACCACCAACCAGTTACCCGATCTTATTCAAGTAAACGAAATAAAACTTAGGTTTAAATCTTCTCCTGGATCAATAGATGTTTTTTCACCTAAAGTAAGGTGTTCAAATGAAACCTATTCTTCGATAATTGCCAATCGCGATCCTAGTTTTAGACCATATGAGGTAGACAGTGCAATTAACATGTTTAAAGATCTATCCTTCTTTACTAATCAGATATATGGTCATCAGGTAGTCTATTTTAGAACGCTGCCTGAGTCAGATAGCGGTGACTATGTATTTAAAGAGTGGACTCTATATAAAAACGTAGATCGCAAGTGCATTAAAGTACTGGTGCCTGGTAATACTTTCCCAGAAAACACTCCAAAATATACTGAGTTTGGTATGGACTTTCAATTACCTTTTGAAATACACCTAGACCATAAGTATTTTCAATCTATTTTTGGATCCTGTTCAGAACCTAGGAAAAGAGACTTTTTGTATTTTCCACTAATCAATAGAATGTATGAAATACAAGGATCATACTTAAGTCGTGGGTTTATGATGGAGCCAGTCTTTTGGAAAGTTCAACTTAAGAAGTTCAGTCAAAATATCGATATGCTTCTTACTGACACAAGTAGAAGCTTCCTAGATAACGTAATCGTAAATGCTGACCAGTTATTTAGTGATGAGGTAGAAAAAGATATTAAAGACAGCACTATGCCGGCTCAATATCAAAAAATAACAACAACCTTTGATTCTTCAAGAAAAGCAATACATCCAGACGTGATACAGAGACCTTTGAAATATACTTTTAATTTTGCACCACTTATTGAAAATTATTATGATTTAGGCGGAGTTCCAGCAAACGAGATAACTGCCGAGTTATTAGCAACTTCACCTCTACTTTCTACTACTCAATCGCTAGAACAACTGCCTAATTTAGACAGCTCTTCTCTTCCTTCAACCTCTGTTATAATTGCCTATGAAGGAAGCCCTATCTACACTACTTGGAGAAACAATGGATTACTAACCAACGACAAAAACGTTAAGGCTTCTAGTTTTAGATACTGTCGAGTTAGAGGACCGTTTGATAGTATTTCAAACCATGAAGGAGAATCAGAGACTGGTCGATTTATCAGGATTGAGGCTTATCGAGACCTTAGTTTTAAAGATCCTAAAGATATTCTCACCGATACTGTATCGGGCAAGACCATTGTAAAATTTAAAGTAAGGGAGCCAGCTGTTGTCTATTCTGCTACTCCCAAGTTTAACAATACTCTTGATAGAAACTTAAGTTTTACCTGTCTATTCAACGTGCCTTCAAGCAGCGGACCTATTAATTTTATCGACGGCTTCGATAGTGATAGCCAGTCTGGAATACAGATAACTGGTAACTTTACTAGATATATTAGTACTGAACCTGAAGGATTACTGACCATTAGTGTAAAAACCAATTCACAAGTAAAAAACTATTCTATTGCTAATTTTACAAGCGGCCAGTGGCATGCAATAGTAGTCTCTATCTCTAATGAGTTTCTACAATGTGGAACCTATGTCTATAGAATAGTAGAGGATCCTAGTGACATCATAAATCATAATGAGTTTGTGCCAATATTACAGAGCACCTCTTCCTTTTCTTTAACCCAGTTTGAAATAGACCAAAACTATATTTTACCTAATTCTAACTTGCTAATAACTAATTTCAGAGTCTTTAACACAATGTTAAAAGAAGAAGAGCATGATTTCATATTAAGTCAACAGTTCCTTAGGGATGAATCTATGCTTGTTTTAATCGACAACTGCCGAGTACAGACTAATTTACCATACATAGTTAAAAATAGATAACTAAGAATAATGAAAAGATCAAACAACGAAAACATACGAAACAACAACTCACAAGACGTATTTTTGAGAAATGCTACGCTCTCTCTATTGGATCTACTTAATAAGGAAATCATAATATATTTAAAAAGAGGAGATGACGTTGAGGAACATGCTATTCCAATTTTTTACAACTTTGGAGGAGACGAAGGCTTTATGAAAGACTTCTTCTTAGAGCTGCCAACTGACTGCTCTTATCCAAACTTTGCAGAGGGCAATTACGAACAGATGCCTCGTGGAATAATAACACTAGATTCTTTTCAAATAAAAACAGCTGACCTTACTAACAAGTTTGTTAGAGGTAGCTTTAATCAGGAAACGCGAGATGAAAACAATCAAAAAGAGACCAAGGCGTATTCAGCAAGGTTATTTGTTCTTCCTATGAGTTTAACCTACTCACTGAAGATAGAGAGCGATAATATCAATAAAACATTTAAGATAATTGAAAGGATCTTTGATTTTTACTATAAGAATCAGGTAAGATATTTTCAGTTTAGAGGGACCCGAATACCTATGCAGATAACTTTTCCAGAGACTGCACAGTTTCAAAAGAGTTACAGTTTTAGTTATACTGATCAAAATATAGTAACCACTACACTTTCACTAGCAGTTGAGACCTATTTTCCAAGCTTCGATGATCATTCTACTTTCTATAAAGGTAACAAAATAGACCAGTTTAACTTTCGACAGGGTCAAGCACAATCAGGTTCAACATTAGCTGATTCTTGGATAGACTCAGATTTTCCACCAAGCGAATAAATAAAGTATATGGAGACAAGACTCAAGACCTTTAATCAATATCTAGTAGAGAATCAAATCTTTTCTGATGCCTTAAGATATCACATGGTAAACGGTTTCTCAGTGTTAGAATCAATCTATAGGCCAGGTAGTCAAGCCCATCTAGATCTTCTGTGTGAGGCTAGGTGTGCGTTTAATCTAGGTAAAATAAAGTTTAATGGAATCGATCATACACTATTAGCTGAGACCGATATTGGCCACACTGGCACTTATCAAAATAAGACAGTCATTTTAGATATGCCGCTTGAGGCGTTATACTTGAATGAGGCAAAGTCTCCTAAACTAAACTATCCTATGCGAGGAGGAGCAAAGAAGTATCATGTATATGTAAGAAACCCTAAAACTGGTAAAATAATGAAAATTTCATTTGGCGATGTACATGGCGGTCTTACTGCAAAGGTGTCTAATCCTAAAGCAAGAAAGTCTTTTGCAGCTAGACATAATTGTGCTGAAAAGAAGGATCGAACTACTGCTGGCTATTGGGCCTGTAGAATAAACAAATACGCTCACCTTTGGGGCGGTAAAACTTATCCTGGATTCTGGTAAT